GCATCAACCATAGAGGCATCAAACGCATTTAGACAGTTAGCACAAGCTTTAGGTTCTGGAAGATTAGCTGGAGATGAATTTAGGAGTATATCTGAGCAAATACCTACACTATTGCAGCCAATAGCAGATGAACTCAATGTTCCTATTGGTAAACTTAAAGAATTAGCTGCTGAAGGTAAATTAACAAGTGAAGTCGTTTTAAGAGCATTAAGAACGATTGAAACAGAAGGGGCAGCTTCTTTAGAGGCTTTAGTTAAGGCAGACCCTACTCAAGTATTTAAAGATTTATCAAACGAGGCTGAAAACTTATCAAGAGCAGTTGGTGATTTACTAAAACCAGCAGTGATTGAAGGAACAAAGGTTTTGACAAAACTTTTAGTTGTATTAACAGAATTTGTAAACAGTGATGCTGGTCAAGCAACTCTTTTACTTGTTGGCATAGCAGCCGCAGCAAAAGCTATAGCAGTTGCAGTTCCTGTTGCAGGGGCGGCCATAGCAGCTATAACAATAAAAATAGGTGCTTTAAAAATTGCAATTCTTGGATTATCTGGTGCAATTGCGGCAACTGGCATAGGTGCTTTGGCTATTGGTCTTGGAGTTTTAACCACACAAATTATTAAAACTAAAAAAGCACAAAATGAATTAAATGATGCTATTGCAAAAGGTTCTGAGGAGGAAGTTACAAAACAATTAGAAAAACAAAAAGGTTTAAGAGAAAAAATTAATGAAAGATTAGAAACAGCAAAAGGTCGATCAAAAAAAGCACTTGAAACAAAATTAAAAGAGATTGATGCTGATATTCGTATGTTAGAGGGTAGAAATAAAACACTTCAATCCGATAAACTTATAAATGATAAACTAAAAGAAAGAATTGATATACAAAAAGAAAGCACTGAAGAAATAAAAAATCAACAAACAGAGACAGATAAACTTAAAGATAAAATGACGGCAGTGGGTGAAGAAATTGAAAGTAGTATTAAAAACAATTTAAGAGATGCTATAACTGGGGCAAAATCATTTGGAGAGGCTATGACAGGTGTATTAAATCGGATAAGAGATAAAATTATTGATGCACAAATTGATAAACTTATAGGTGGTTTTGGTGAGAATTTTGGAAAATCTGCCTCTGGCGGTAAAGGAAAGGGTATTGGTGGATTTTTGGGTGGCATTTTGGGTGGTTTGTTTAGGGCGAATGGTGGCCCTGTTAAAGCTGGACAGCCTTATATAGTTGGAGAGCGTCAGCCTGAGTTATTTGTTCCTCGCAGATCAGGCACTATTCTCCCTAGCGTAGGAAAAAGTGACAATGTGACAAATATGGTTACAGTAAATGTAGATGCCTCTGGTTCCTCTGTTTCTGGTAATAATGCTGATGCAAGCGCACTTGGACAGGTTATAGGTCAAGCTGTACAGGCTCAACTTATCAAAGAAAAACGTGCTGGAGGTTTATTAACTAGATAAATGGCAACTTTCCCAAGTATCTCTCCGACCTACGGAATGAGAAAAACAAGTTCACCTAAAATAAGGACAACTTCTTTCGGTGATGGATATGAGTTTAGGGCTTTGTTTGGCTTGCCATTGACTCAAGATCCTAAAGTATATGATCTTACTTTCAATGTTTCTGAAACAGAGGCTGATGTCATAGAAGGTTTTTTAAGAAGTAGAGTAAACGATCAAGCAAGTTTTACGTTTACCCCACCAGCAGAAGGAAGCACTCAAACTGGCACATATTCACAGTCAAGCAGTGCAACAGTAACCATAACAATCACAAATCATGGGCTTGCTATCGGTGATGTTGTAACTATTGATTACACCTCTGGCTCTGCAACTGATGGAGATTTTGTTATTGCAACAACTCCCACAGTAAACACTTTTACAGTTACAGCAGCTGCATCTGATACAAATAGTGGTAATGTTTCTGTTACTTTATCTGGTGCTGGCCAATATGTTTGTCAATCTTGGACAAAAACAATACCTTATAACAATAGAGCAACCTTAAATTGTACTTTTAGAGAAGTCTTTGAACCCTAATGGCAATCCCTACAGCAGAGTTGCAATCTCTTTCTAATAAATCAATTATTGAACTTTATTCAATTACTTTAGTTACTGCTTTGCATGGATCAACTGACGTCACAAGATTTCATTCTGGTGTTGGCATGAACAGCAATGCAGATATAATCTGGCAAGGAAATACATATACAAAGTTTCCAGTAATAGCAGAGGGTTTTGAGTATGTAGGAAAGGGAACTTTACCTAGACCAACCTTAACAGTGTCAAATGTTTTGGGAACTATTACAGCGTTGATGGCAACAGCAAATGCTACAACCCCATTTAATGATTTACAGGGTGCAAAATTAATTCGTCATAGGACAATGGCACAGTTTTTAGACGCTGCAAACTTTCCATCAAACCAAAATCCTTTTGGAACTCCATCAAGCACTACAGAATTACCACAAGAGATTTATTTTATTGATAAAAAAATTGTAGAAAATAGAGAAGTTGTGCAGTTTGAATGTGTTTCTGCACTTGATCTTGAAAACATACGTGCGCCCAAAAGACAAGTTTTAAGAAAAGATTTCCCTTCAGTTGGTACTTTTAAATGAGTTGGAAAGATAAAGCTGCTGAATATGCTGTTAAGTGCCTTCCTAAAGAATCCTGTGGTTTATTAGCAATCATTAAAGGAAAAAAAACTTTTTGGCCTTGTGAGAATCTATCAGAAGCCCCTGACGAATACTTTGTAATGTGTCCTGATTCATGGGCTGAATGTGAGGATCAAGGAGAGCTTATTGGTATTGTTCACTCTCATACTTATGGCTCTGCGCTACCATCTGAAGCTGACAAAGCATCTTGTGAACATTTAGGTTTACCTTTTTATATATATAGCGTTGAGCATAAGGATTGGCATAGTTTTGAACCTAGTGGCTATAAGTCGGGACTTTTTGGAAGGACTTGGATCTGGGGTAAGCATGATTGCTGGTCACTAATTACGGACTATTTTTTAGAAAAAAAACAAATAAAATTGAAATTCTGGCCTAGACCTAAAAGTTTGAAAGCTTTTGCAAATAATCCTTATTTTGAAAAAGTATTAACAGGGTCTGGATTTATAGAAGTTAATAAAGATGATATACAAGAAAATGATGTTTTACTGATGGAAGGGGCAGAAGAAAAACTAAATCATGTTGCTTTATATATTGGTAATCAGACTATATTTCATCACAACATAAAACAGTTGAGTTGTAGAGAGATATATGATTTAAGATATATACAAGCCACAAAAAAAGTTTTTAGATATGCAGCTTAGAAAACTTACAGTATATGGAAGGCTCAGACAATTTTTAGGTCAATCACATTTTGAAATTGCTGCAAATAATCCCAGACAGGCTTTTGCTTTTTTGATTGCAAACTTTCCAGAGGTCGAAAACCATATGACAAATCAGTTGTACAAAGTAAAGATGGGTGATATTGAAATAACAGAGGATTTGTTAGAAATAAGAGGTGATGGAGATATAAAAATAATTCCTATTGCTATAGGTGCAAAAGGTATAGTCCTTGGCGGTTTGTTAGCTGGTGTGGGTTCTGGTGCTGTTTTGGGGGGTCTTACTGCTGGATTTTTCTCAACAGCTATAGGTGGAATTGTAGCAAGTGGATTAACTGCAATCGGTACATCAATGCTAGTTGATGGAGTTACAAGTATTATTGCCCCGACTCCAAATGTGCCAAACTTTAATGCCTCTGATTCATTGTCAGAAAATGACCCAAACGTACAAGCAAACTTTGGTTTTAATTCAATTACAAACACATCAAGGGCTGGTGTTCCAGTACCTATAATTTATGGAGAGGTATTTACAGGATCAGTTGTTATCAGTTCTGGTATTGATACTGCCCAAGTGGAGGGAACAGCAACATAATGTCTAATTCTCCTTTTGAAACTCCCACTAATTTAACTAATCCAGATCTACCAGCTGACTCACTGGCATCAAAGCAATTTCAAACGCTGATTGATCTGATATCAGAAGGAATAATCTCAGGATTTCCGTCTGCTACTGGCTCTCAAGGGTCTACAGAATATAACACAAGTAGCCTCAAAGACGTATTTCTCAATGGAACTCAAGTTTTACAACAAGCTGCTGGTACAAGTCCAAATGATACTGACTTTAACTTTCAAAATATAACTTTTGAACCTCGATTTGGTACATCAGATCAAACTGCCATTGCTGGTATTTCTGCCAGTGAATCGGAAACTGCTGTGGGTGTAACAGTTACAAAAGACACTCCAGTTTCTAGATCAATAACAGATACTAATATTGATGCTGTTAGAGTTACTATTGCTTTTCCTCAATTACAGCAATTTGAAGATAATGGAGACATTAATGGTGCAGAAGTAGCTCTTACAATTCAGACTATAGAAAATGATGGAACAACACAGACAGTCATAACAGATACTGTAAATGGTAGAGCAGCAAGCACATATTTTAGAGATTATAAAATAAACTTCCCCTCTGGTACAAGCTTTCCAGTAACCATAAGAGTTAATAGGACAACTGATGACAGTACTGATTCATTTTTGAATGATACTTTTCAGTGGTCATCTTTTACAGAAATAATAAATGAGTCAAGACCCTATGCAAATTCTGCTCATGTGGCCTTACGCTTTGACGCTGAAACTTTTCCATCTGTCCCTACACGTATGTACCGTGTCAGAGGAACCCTTATAAAGATTCCTCATAATGGAACTGTAAGGGCTGATGGTTCAATATCTTATTCTGGTACATTTAATGGAACTTTTAAAACTGACAAAGAATACTCTAATGATCCAGCATGGGTTTTATATGACCTATTAACTACTTCTAAAGGCTTTGGAGATCATATAGATACCTCACAATTAGATGTTTTTAGTTTTTATTCTGCATCAGTTTATTGTTCAGAGCAAATAGATGATATGACAGGAACTGGAAATACTGAGGCAAGATTCTCAACAAACGTAGTTCTCAATACTCAACGTGACGCATATTCTTTGATAAATGATCTTTCCTCTGTAATGAGAGTGATGCCCTTTTATAGTGCGGGGGTTATAAATATTTCTCAAGATAGACCGACTGATCCAAGTTATATCTACAATCTTAGCAACGTAACAGCAGAGGGGTTTTCATATTCAAACGCTAGTAAATCAACAAAAGCAACTGTTGTTAATGTTGGATATTTTGACAATGAAACACAATCTATAGATTATGAAACAGTTGAAGATACCGCATTACAAGCAAAATATGGTGTTGTTGTTCGTAACCTTAGAGGCTTTGCCACATCTTCCAGAGGACAAGCTGCAAGGCTCGGAAAATGGTTCTTATACACACAATCTAATGAGGCTGAAATCTGCTCATTTAAAACATCTATAGAATCAGGAACGATTGTAAGAGTTGGAACAATAATATCTATTGCTGATCCATTGAGGGCAGGGGTAAGAAGAGGAGGCAGAATCAAAACAGGAGTTTCAACAACACAAATAGTAGTAGATGATGATGAAAATACAGCATTAACGAGTCGTAGATCAGCAACTTTATCTGTCATATTGTCAGATGGGACTCTTGAAACAAAATCAATCAGTTCTGTATCTGGAGCAACAATTACAGTCTCTTCAGCATTTAGCTCTGTACCTCAAGCAAACTCTGTTTGGGTGATAGAAAATACATCTGTAGAACTGCAAACTTTTAGAGTTTTTTCTGTTAAAGAAGTGAATCTTCTTGAATATGAGATACAAGCTGTTGCTCATAATCCCTCTAAGTATGCAAGTGTTGAAGATGGTTCTACTTTACAAACAAGAACTATAACGACACTTACACAATTAAAACCCTCACCAAGTAACTTACAGGGTAATGAACAAATTGTTGTTTTAAATAATCGTGCTGTATCTAAATTATTTATTCAATGGCAACCTGTTTCTGGTGTAACAGAATATATGGTTCAATACAGATTCAAAAACGAAAATTTTATATCTGAAAGAGTAAGAAGGCCAGATTTCACAATATTTGAGACTCAGCTTGGAACTTATGAAGTAAGAGTGTTTAGTTATAACGCACAAGGCCAACCAAGTACCACACCATCAACAACAACCTTAACAACGGTAGGAAAAACAGCTTTACCAGAAGATCCTAGTGGTTTAACTTCAGAGCCTGTTTCAGATCAATTTATAAGATTACGATTTAATCCAGCAACCGCTGTTGATGTGGTTCATGGAGGCGCAGTATCCGTCAGACATTCGCCAAGTATTGACCCAGCAGTGGCAACCTTTCAAAACTCCACAGAAATTATCCCAAAACTTGCTGGAAATATTACAGAAACACTTGTCCCAGCTTTGTCGGGTACATATTCAATCAAATTCATTGATGACACTGGAAACAGATCTAATAGTCCAGCAAGAATAATAGTCACAGCACCAGATCCACAACCAAATCAAATTATACTAACAGAAAGAGAAGATACTGACTCACCACCTTTTCAAGGTAATAAAGTAAATACTTTTTATGACGCAACTTTTGATGGTTTGTTATTAGACGGCACTTTATTATGGGATTCGATTACACAAAATGTAGATGATTTATCCAATATTGATTTTGCTGGCCCAATAAATTCAAGCGGAACTTATGAGTTTCAAAACAAAGTCGATTTAGGAGGTGTATTTAACTTATCACTAAAAAGAAGATTTTTAACCTCTGGTCTTTTAGTAAATGATCTTATAGATTCAAGAACTGCCCTTATAGACACTTGGACTGAAATTGACGGTACACAAGCAGATGATGTTAATGCCAAATTATTAGTTGCTACAACTGATATTGACCCAGCAACTTCTGTTTCAGCTACTTATGCACAAAGCGGAACCACCATAACGATTTCAAAAGATACTCATGGTTATGCTGTTGGAGATTTTGTTGTAATAGATTTTACTGCTGGTTCTGCAACTGACGGTAATTATGAAATCCAAACAGTCCCAACAGCAAACACATTTACAGTTACAGCAAGTTCTAGTGCAACTATATCAAGTGGAACCTCATGCACTTATGGTGCAAACTTCACTCAGTTCAATACTTTTGCAAATGGCGAATATACCGCTAGAGGATTTAAATTTAAATGTGAACTTGAATCAAATGACCCAGCCCAAAATATCAATGTTACTGAACTTGGTTTTGAAGCAAGTGTTAAAAGAAGGACAGAAACTGTAAACAACCCTATTGCCTCTGGAACTTCTGCAAAAACAGTAACCTTTGGAAGTCCCTTTTTTACAGGCTCTGGAACTATTCAAGGGGGATCAACTTCTGACTTTTTACCATCAATCGGTATCACTCTTGATAATGCAGTTAGTGGAGATTATTTTAAAATTACATCGATTACAGGAACCCAATTTGTTATTGAGGTAAGAGATTCAAGTAATAACTTTAAAAACCTAGATTTTAGATATACAGCTATAGGCTTTGGTAAAGGAACTTAAATATGTTTATATTTAGATTATCTATTATCATATACTTATAAAAAAGGATTAAGTAATGGCAACACATGATTATGATATAGCTAACCAATCAGGTGCGGCTTTTAGAACAGACTTAAATAATGTCTTAAGTGCCATAGCAACAAATAATTCTAACTCCTCTGATCCATCAACAACTTTTGCAAGTCAATTTTTTGCTAATACTTCTGTTGGCAGAATGCAGCTTAGAAATACAAGCAATAATGCGTTTGTAGATTTATTTACCCTAGCAGGTGGACCCTTTTTTACAGCTAGTGGAACTATAGCTGGAAAAAATATAGGTAAGGGTAATAATGACCTAAGCACTAATACAGCATTTGGGAATGATTGTTTGGCTGGATCAGTTTCGGGTGATGGTCTTACAGCTATAGGTGATGATTGCCTAAAAGCTAATACATCAGGTACAAACAACACAGGTTTAGGGAATCATACAATGGAGTTTACAACCACAGGTTCTCAAAACACCGCTGTGGGTGCGTCTGCACTGTTTGATAACAGTACAGGCGGCCAAAATGTGGCAGTTGGAAGATTAGCTCTTGGAGACAACACCTCAGCAAATGATAATGTGGCAGTGGGTTTTGATGCTATGAGGCTAAATACTACTGGCGCAAACAATGTGGCAGTGGGATCATTAGCGTTAGATGCAAACACCACAGCCGACAGTAATACATGCGTGGGATATGCAAGTTTATCCACAAACACCACAGGTGCAGAAAATTCAGCTGTGGGAAGAAACACTTTAGGAGATAACACTACTGGAAGCTCTAACTCTGCTTTTGGTAAATCGGCATTAGGATCCAACACTACAGCATCAAACAACTCTGCTTTTGGTAAAGATTCACTTAAATCAAACACGACTGGCACAAATAACGTTGCGGTGGGTATGGATTCTGGTGAGACTCAAACAACTGCTAACGCTTGTACATGGATTGGTGTTGAAGCTGGGAGAGATAATACCACAAATGATAATATTGGCATAGGTTCTGGTTGTATGCGATTAAACACGACTGGAACTAGAAATACTGCTGTTGGTACTGGGGTTTATGGCTCTACACATGGCGCTTTGAGTGCTAATACGACTGGAACTAGAAATACCGCTTTGGGCAATCAAACACTCTTGCTCAACACAACAGCAAGTAACAACACTGCGGTGGGTGCAGAAGCTATGAGTTCTAACACAACAGGGTCAGAAAATACTGCCGTGGGTAAGGAAGCAATGTCAAACAACACTACTGGCATAAACAACGTAGCTATGGGTGTAACTGCTATGTTAAACAATACTACTGGAAGTAATAATACAGCCCTTGGACAAAGTGCCTTAAAAGCCAATACTGAAGCAACAGGCAATACCGCAGTGGGTAGAGTAGCACTATTTAGTACTACGACTGGATCTAATAATACTGCTGTAGGTTTGTCTGCAATGAATTTAAATACCACAGGTTCGGACAACTGTGCTTTCGGTGTTGAATCCTTAGATGCTTTAACCACAGGAGCAGACAATAATGCTTTTGGAAAACAAGCATTAGGTGCTTTAACTACGGCCTCAGCAAATACAGCAATGGGCCATGCAAGTTTAGATGCTTGTACTACTGGGCAAAACAACTGTGCATTTGGATTTGCAGCCTTAACGGACTGCACGACAGGCTCAAGCAATACGGCTGTAGGAGAAAACGCACTTGCTGATGTAACAACCGCCGATAATAACGTAGGAATAGGTGAAGATGCTGGAAGGTTAGTCACTACAGGTGCAACAAATGTATTTATTGGAAAATCTGCTGGTGGATTTGCTACTACAGGAAGTTTTAATGTTGGAATAGGTAATGAAGCTGCAAGAGGTGCTAATGGTACTGACCAAACACTTACAGGAGATAGAAATACTTGTGTAGGAAGGGGTGCTGGTGAAGATTTAAGATCAGGTAGTCGTAATCTGTTATTAGGATCTGATGCGGGAAAACACGCAAGTCCATCTGGAACAGTTAGTACTGCAAGCAATCAAATGTGTTTAGGAGATAATAATATTACTGATTCGTTTACAAAAGTATCTATTACAGTTACTTCTGATGCAAGAGACAAAACAGATGTTACTGATTTTGGTTATGGTTTAACGTGGATAAATAAACTTCGCCCTGTTACCTACAGATGGGATATGAGATCAAATTATGAAGATGGTAAACCTGATGGCAGTAAAAAAGAATCCAGAATTAATATAGGTTTTCTAGCTCAGGAAGTTTTAGAAATTGAAAAAGAACATGGATTTGCAAATGAGAAAGATATGATGCTTTTAATAAGTGAAAATAATGACGGTAATTATAGTATGAAGTATGACAGAGTTGTACCAATTCTTGTAAATGCAATTAAAGAGTTATCCGAAAAAGTCACAGCCCTCGAAGCAGGGTAAACTGTAAGTAACTAAACTTTTATTATGGCTGACGAAAAAACCGCAGAAGAGGTAGCAGAAATTTTTACTGCTGCTGCTGATAGCGTAACTCTTATCAATGCAGATGCGAATTTTACTGCCTACGGAACAAGAACAGATGACACAAGTACTACTGAAACAGAATGGAAAGCAAAAATACAGAGAAATGTAGAGCATCTTGAGACTATAAAAGCCTATACAAAAACTGATGGCAGTACATCAATATGGACATCTGAAGATTTTACTGCTATAGATGCTGCTATTACTGCTGGTAAAAAACTTTATTCCTAAATTATGAATTTACAAAAACTACAACAGACAAAGCAACAGTTATTGCTTGAAAAAGAAAAACAACTTGCAAATTTATATGAAATTACTGGTGCGATAAAGTTGTTGGAACAGCAGATTGTTGAGACTGAAGCTGAATCCGTACCAACCCAGCTATCAGATACAACGGCATCAAAGCAATCAGAAGAAACAGGGTTGTCAAAGTCAAAGGCATAACCAACATTCTCAAAATTTCTTTTAACATAAAATGCTAGACCGTATTATAAAAATTATCTCTATTTTGTCATTTTTAATGTCAGTTTCAATGGCAGCTTTTGGATATGTAGCAATTCGCTATATGCA